TATTGTCTCCTTTTTATTCAATCAATTGACCCAATTATATTTATAAAAGAACATGTTGATAGCGTTTACGATTATTCAACAAGTTCATCGCCACTTGAGTCACCGAAGACCGGCGCAGGTGGTTCTGGTTGATCCGGACACAACTCAGGATCAATTAGTTCAAACCTAGCACGGAATCGAATTCGTACTACGTTTGGAATTTCAATTATGTTCTCGTCATCTAGCATCACGCCGTTTACTGCTTTGATTACATGCTTACCACTCATGCGAATTCGCAAGTTCATCGCAAAATTATTCTTGTCCGAATCATCGGGATCAAACGATAGTGGTGGTTCTAAATCAATAATAGCATTCTCTTCTTCCGGAAAACGAAACCGCCACAACCTATCGTCAAATTCAATATCCCGTACTGCGAATGATGGGTTCGGTCCACTGTAAACTAGACCATACTTCTTTCTACAACCAAAATACAAATCTCCACTCTGACCGAACCCGTTCTTAGTGGCCCATTGCATATCACCAAAATTTACATTCGCTTCTTGGTATAAATCCCACTCTTCGTCTGTTGAGTTTTGTCCGTACCATTCATAGGCAGTATCCCAGTCCCAATAGATATTCCCCTTGACCTGAGTCAAAGGGAATGGACACATCTGACTTCGGTGAACATAGTTGTAATATGCCCATCCGTATTGGTGGTGCTTAACAGTAAGAACACCCTCAACGTCGATGAAATTTGGATTGGATTTATCCTTCCAAGTCTCCAGTGTTGTACTGAACTTAAGTTCACCTTCGTCGGTTAAGATTTGACTTGTACATGACCTGTACCAAATTTTGTCTTCGATTTTTTCCCACTTGTCGCAGGTAAAATTATTGTAACGAGGAGGACAAACTTCCTGTGCAAAGACAGATGTAGTGAATAGAATTGGTAGTAAAGATTTAATCATCTCGCCCTGGCCCACTCACGGTCTAGACGACGAACATTCTCCTTACCCTTTGCAATAAAAAGTTCACTGTCGCACTTATGACTGTAGATCACACGAGCAATGGTCGGAGTTGAATTTCTGTCAGCGCAGTTCACGCAATACTCTGTACCGGGAACTGCTTCGAGTCGAGCTTCATGAATCGGGTTTCCACAATCAAGACAATTCATTCTTTTTCCTTTGTCGATATTGTTTCGGAGACTCCCACAAACGAACATCGCCCATGAGGTCCTTCTTGCACTTCCAGATTATACCAGACATCCCGAAGAATGCAAGAGACATTCCGTAGTAAACAGGAATAATTCCGGCGACCATTGCAATGCCCAGACAGGCATTCATAGTGGTCATAATTAAAATCATTGTATTTGCATATTGTTGTTCGAACATTTTTTGAACCTTTCTCGACCATATAATGTATACATAAAGTAATGCGATTCTCTAAGGTGTGGTATCTATCAGCCTTTTTGCTATGCACCGTCCTCTGGAGTTGTGTTTCCACTCCTGCGGAGAACAACAGGGAAGTACCGCCAGTACCGGATGTCACAGACCGTGTACTTGAGCAAATGGTTTCTTTCTGGTCTATACCCTCAACATCAAATGATCCATACCCAGCAGCGGGTTGTATTACCAGAGAAAATGGTACTGTTATTGGCACTGGGGTTCTTATCTCACCAACCCATGTCTTGACTGCTGCTCATGTCGCAACAGCCGACGAGCAATTGATTTGGGAAGAATTTGACGGCGATACCATTCCTGTGTGTCGAATATTAATTCACCCAATCGCAGAAGACATCTCTGTGGATCATGATATCGCAATACTTGTATTGCAATCAGAATCGAATGAGGTTCCACATACAGATTTGTTTGGTGATGATCCTAAAGATACAGTTTCATCTTTCCAGTCATTGAAAATTGTCGGGTACTCGTTTAGTACTCGCAAAGTATCCGATGATGATGTATTTACATACTATGGAAGACTGATGAAAGAACCACACATTCTTTACATGCAACCCATCAACGCAAGCGTGTTTCACGGTGACTCTGGTGGTCCAGTCTATACCGAGGAAGGCGAACTAATCGGAATCGTTACGCACTTCAGGCTACTGACCAACGGAAAGATACTCGACAATGGGTGTGCCAGTATCGAGTACTACCGTAACTGGGTGCGGTCTATTGTTCCGCAGGCTCAGTGATCTTACTGTAGCACCAGTCCCAAACCCAATCCCACATCTCATCTTGTGTAGGTTCGCCTGTGGTTTTGTGTGCCTTGTTATATTCCTCGTGGATCTCTTCTTCGGTGTACACGAATTCTTCCTCATCGGAAAAAACACCGTGGTCGTATACACGATACCCAAACTCAGTAGGCCACTCGTCTACCCATTCGTGACGAATTGTACATTGGTTATTAAACATCTCCATGAGACGATGGACGAACGGATCAACATGGGTCCATGCGGACTCGATGTTTATCATCATTTCCCCCGGATCCAGACTCATGTCCTGAATACGCGCCCACTTAGCACCAATGTTTTCTTCCCACCACCCTCGGGTGTTCTCGGGATTCTCATAGAGAGTAGAAAGATCGGCCGACGCAAATTGATCGTCTAGTGAATGAAACGAATCAAAAATTTCCTGTGCAACTTTTGTTTGATCGGGATCAAAACTAATCTGAATATTGTTTACAATTACATTAGCCATTATCTTTAATCCTTTCAAGTAGAATATTCCACTTCATCAGTGCCGTTTCATGTTCGGCAATCTTCCTATGAACAATCTTAAGCAGTGCCGGACTGTCGTAATCATACGCCCCACCAAGACCGTTCATGCCTTCGTTCTTGATAAAGACAATATCACGATCGGGGTGAGTATGAATCTGGTACGGTCCAGAAAAATCATGAATTTCATTACTCATGGTAGTACAATGTCCCCCATGTTGTGAACGCGAGTGGACTCGCGGAACATAACCCAAACGTCGCCGTTTTCATCTTCCCATTCCCAGATACCGCGAACAGGATTGGGATCATCCATGCGTTCCATCCATAGCATTTGAGTTGCAGTCGCCTTAGAATTTGCCTTATTGATTTCTTCCTTCTGGGAATCCATCGTTTCGGCAATGTTAAGAATAGAAATCAAAATTGCAATGATAGAAATAACAACAAGCAGTTCTACAGTACTAAACGCTCTCACTTGTGCCACCTTCGGAATTCGTCGTTTGCTGCGGCTGCCTCGTCTTGTGCATACCATTCCCGGAACATGATTTCTGATTCTGCGTCGGGTTCTTCGCCCCTAGCACGTTCTTCGATCTGCCGCTGTCCTTCTTCCGATACCCACGCATCAAATTCGTAAGTAAATCGAGAGAGATCATCACGACCGATGATCTTACCAGTCACAAAACAAACATCTTCCATACCAATCCATTCTTCCACCATGCGGGGCAGAACCTTCTTCATAGTCTTTTCATCGTTATTCATTTTACGTTCCTTACTTTGGGGAGAGGTGCTTCGTAGTATACATCAAGGCCCAGTGCCTTTGCAAGTGATAATTCTGCTTTTGCGCCCTTACTCTTTTCCCACCCACTCATCATATACACTGCTGTACAATCATCACAGATTGCAACCATGTCTCGACGAAGAGCAGACCGCATAAACTCATGATCTTCGTAGCAGTTCTCTGGATCGAAGTCATATGAGGGTGATGTCGGTTTACCTTGTTCTCTGTCCAATTCAGCAGGATTGATTACTACCCATCCTTGCTCGCGGAGTACCCTCGCACACCTATCGAACGCTGGGTAGTTGTAGTTTTCAAACCCACGCATCGGACCTGCAACATAAATCGTTGGTTCTCTATTCATAGTTTGCCTCAATTTTTCTCAGTGCTTCTTCTGATCTTCGGATGAGATCCAGAATTCTACCGGCATCTCGGAGATCAGTACGATACCTGCACTCAGATAAATCTTTGATTAGTTCGGATATCATTTCTTTCGTCATGACATCCAACCACCTCTTTTTATAATTCTAGTTGTTTGAATTTCGGCACCACGCTTGTGCATGTTACGTTGCTTGGTGATACCCTTACCATAAGCAGTTTCGGGAATGCCCCGATGCGATCGGATTGCACTTCCTTCTCGTTCTGCTTCCAAATCAAATTGATCTAGTTCTCGTTTTGCCATAATCAAATTATACCACGATGAGTTTCGTTGTCAAGCACTTTTGGAACAATATTCGTGCATCGCAATTCCCGATGCGGTTCCAACATTCAGACTACGCACGGTTCCATATTGTGGAATGTACGCAATGTCGTCTGCTACTTCAATAAATTTTTGCGGGACTCCGACTTGCTCTTGACCGAAGACCAGTAGTGTGTGTTTTTCTTTAGGCCAGTCAAGTGTAGAGATGTCTCGACTACCTTCAATGTTATCCATACAGACGATATGATAATCAGATATTTTGTCCAGAAGTCGTTCATGCTCGTCTTCCTTAAAATAAACCATTCGATTGTAATTGTGGGTTCCTACTGCGCCGCGTCGGTCCCACTGCTTTGATCCGTAGATGATGACTTCTTCTGCGAGGAAGGCGTTCGCGTTACGAATAACAGTAGCAATATTGAAGTCATTATGTAAGTTAGTACAAAGTACGGAATAATTGTGTCNTTTGTCGTCAAGATCGGCCAGTATTGCATCGTGTTTCCAGTAGTGGTAATGGTCAATGATGTTTCTGTTTTCTTGCATAATAGGATCGGCGGGATTCGAACCCGCACTGTACGGATTTTAAGTCCGTTGCCTCTGCCGTTGGGCTACGACCCCTCGAACACGCCCGATAGGATTTGAACCTATGACCTACGGATTAGAAGTCCGTTGCTCTATCCAACTGAGCTACGGGCGCAAAGTATCAATCCGTGATCTTGAGATCAGGAATGCCACCAACAGCACCCGCAGGAACTGAGACGATACCGCTACCGAAAGCAGATCGGTACTCATTTGCAAGGTCTTCAACTGCATCAGAAGACCAAACGATGTTGGCGTCGTTAATCTTGATAGACTCGGTATCTGCATACGGCGCATATGGTGCGAGTCCGATCTTACCCTCACCCGCAGGGACGAGGATGGCGGGCTTGCGAACAATGGTTTGTTCGCCGATATGGTCGCTGACTTCCGTAAGAAGTTGCTCGCCGGTGGTTAGGGAGATTACTTGAATATTGCTCATGATTTCTTGTCCTTTTTCTTTGTGACTGTTTTCTTTTTCTTACCGAAAATCTTTTCGTAGTTTTCTCGGTACTTCTTACTATCTACTTGGCGATATTTGTCGCCTTTACCTGCACTGTGTTGTTCACCCATTACACTTCTCCGAATGGACCTGACTGGACTCGAACCAGCAACCTTTTCGATGCAAACGAAATACTCTCCCAATTGAGTTACAGGCCCAAAGTCAGAGTGACAGGATTCGAACCTGCGACCTTTGCGTCCCAAACGCAACGCACTACCAAACTGTGCTACACTCTGAGTACCCTGCGTTATTACAGACAAATACGCAGCCCTCGTGTTCTTTATAGTGCAGATCGGATCGTTCATGCTAACTCTTGCCATACGAGATTCGTAAGTATCCGGCACACTACCTAAGAGCGACTTAGGATTTTCAACAACTCCCGAGGCTGGACTCGAACCAGCGACAAGGTGGTTAACAGCCACCCACTCTACCAACTGAGTTACACGGGATCAAAAGCCACCAACAGGACTCGAACCTGCGACCTATGGTTTACAAAACCATTGCTCTACCAACTGAGCTACGGTGGCAAAATTGTGAGTTTGAATCTCGGGTATAGTGAGGACTCTCACAAACTATAAACCCTACCGAAGTTTAAGTCATCGGGTGACATAGCATAATAATTTAACCATAAGATAATTTAATCAGCTGGACTTGTTCCACGGCATCAGTCCACCAATCCAAGAAAAGAACTTGGGTCCCGCGACTGCACCAGCGGTGAAGACGACGAGGGTGTAAAAGATAGTACCGAGAACTTCCGAAGTAGTAATATCAGAAAGCATGTGTTTCTCCTTTTAGAAACGGTTTACCTAGTCAGCTCTTCCGCCAAGGGCAGGAAGGGCCGAGTAGAAGAAGAGTAGGAACCCACAGACCAATGAAGATGCCACGGGTTGCGTCTGTCTGGTAAACGTGAACCGAATAGAAGATAGACAGAATGGCAAGAACGTAAAAAACCTTGGTCAACATATCAAAAAACTTGTTCATAATTGAACCTCCATAAAAATTGAATGACCCTACGGAGAATCGAACTCCGGTTACGAGAATGAAAATCTCGTGTCCTAACCACTAGACGATAGGGCCAATAATGCCAGTAGGGGAGTGCGCCGGGTTCAAGGCCACGGTTCCTCCCCTACAAGGCGATATATCATGGGACTCAGGGTTATTGTATACCTGAAAGAAGCAGCACGAACGTACAATGTCGGTAGTAACCTGCTTCAACTCCTCCACTCATCCCGCTAAGGATCATCTCATACAAGCATTTCTGCATCATACGGACAGGTCGCTAAACCATTTGGAGGTTGCACTATCCCCATTCGTGGGAGATTATTATGCGAGTCCCGTGTGGGAGGTAATTAGTCTCCCGCACATTTATTCACTTGTCATACGAGTATTATACTCGTTAGGTATTGTCTGTCAAGACTTTTTCTTGACTTTTTCAATTGTCCCTCCAAGATTCGAACTTGGACAAGGAGAACCAAAATCTCCGGTGCTACCATTACACCAAGGGACATATACGGAGCGAGAGGGATTCGAACCCCCGGAACCGCTTACACGGTTCAGTGGTTTTCAAGACCACCGCATTCAACCGCTCTGCCATCGCTCCCGAATTTTGTTTACATAGTCTTGAGCGAAGTATTCAATGACTTGTTCCATCGTCATTTTCATTTCCTTCGCGTATGCTTCGAGGATCGGGATGTCCTCTGTGTCGATTTGTACTTTGGTGTAGAAATTCATATTTATCTCCTTAGTGAGCGATGAGGGACTCGAACCCCCGACTTCTTCCGTGTAAAGGAAACACTCTAGCCAACTGAGTTAATCGCCCAACAAATACCCTCGACAGGACTCGAACCTGTAACAATCTGGACCTAAACCAGACGCCTCTGCCAATTGGGCTACGAGGGCAAGTGGGGGAGGATTACCTCCCCCGGTTCCGGTCAGTCTCAGACGCCCGAGGGGCAGGCGAGAAGGACGCGGCGGAGGAAGTAACGGTTCGTGCCGTTGGTGGTTTCCTCGGTGACGATACGCCAGTTGCCGTATCGTTCGACCTGATCCTTGATGTCCGAGACGGTCGCTCGGAAGTTCTGGATACCGAAGCGGCTACGCGCCTCGTTCGAGGTCAGACCCTTGCCAGCCATCAGGTAATCGAGGGCTCGACGCTTCTTGGATCCGGTGCCGTTAGTGAAAGTGCTGTTCATAATGAAACTCCTGCAATTGCGACATTCAAAAGAGATGAGATACACGCGGTGTCGCGCCTTGTGAATCTCGTAAAGAAGTACCCCCGGCAGGATTCGAACCTGCAACCAAGAGATTAAAAGTCTCCTGCTCTACCGTTGAGCTACAGGGGCATGTTGCCTTTCGGTCATGCGTATATTATACCATGCCTCAGGCGGTTGTCAATAGGTTGTCTTGATTTTTCCGAAAGTTTTTTCGGGGCCACCAGTCTGGGACGAACCCGGACTTCCACTTGGCAAATGTGAATTTAGCACCAATATAGTACTGACGGTACGCATTTACCGAATTGGTAGAATCTTTGTACTCATCTGGCATTGCCTGTGCAAACGGCGTCAGATCGCCGGAGGTGATGTTGGTGGGAATGTTCTTGACGCACCATTCGATTACCTTCTGGGATCCGTGGATGCGATCGTACCGACGAGTGTATTCGCGGCAAAGTTCCATCGCGTGCTGGGCGTGCCAGAGGTAGTTTTCGATCGTTTCTCTCGTCCAGATGGTACACGGGTGGTTTATCATCGTAGAACGGTACAGAGGCGATCCTAGTGCGTCTGAGGGGTGTGTCCATGTTTTATACCGACGACCGTTGATAGCGAATGCAACGGTTTCGGTTCCGTCAAGGAAACGGTGTGTAGTCGAAAGCATTTGTGCCGACTCGATTGGCATCTTTACGATATGCTTGTCACAAAGCATTTCCGCAGCTTCCTTTGGATTCGGTGAAACAGCAAAGATGTTCATTCGGTTTCTGTCACCGCGATACAAGTATTGATCGGAACGTGCCGACCATTGGAATACTTGGGGGCATTCCGGGTGCGGTCTCGCGGAGCAGTCCATCCTCTGTTCTTTTCATCAGCAGTCAGAGGTCGGCAACGGTTGTTCCAATTTAGGTTTCGCCAATTCACTGGTACATCAACTCCAAAGATTTTTTGTGTGTATGGGATCATATCAATTCCAAATAGGCCGTCGTGGATTCGAACCACGTTTACCCGATTATAAGTCGGACTGAGAAAAACCATTCCTCCCACGGCCCGTGTTCATTAATTATACAGCCGATTCACCGAAAGTCAAGCGGCATTTCTTATTATTCACATGACCCTCGTTGTCAAGCATCATGTAGTTCGACTTCTGTCGATCTTCATCGTGACCGAGACGATAGTTCATGCCCTTGACTTCGGGGTCTAGACGGGCCCGATGCTGGACATGAACGGCGATCGAGGAAATCAGATGTTGTGCAATACGAACCGCCTCTGGTTCACTGGTTCCTAGAGGGATATCAATATGAAGTCGATATTCAGACATCGGAAATCTCTCCGAAAATCATATCACTGTAAAGACTGTCGGTCATCATTGCTTCCTTCAGTCTCGTAGCCTCGACCTTTGCTCGTTCGAGAACGATCAGAAGATCGGTTACTTCCTCGATCGTATACTGCTGGTCAAAATTCTTAAGACGAATCTGTGCAGATCCATCATCTGCTAACTTTGCAACGGGAAGTGGGTCTTTCATATCACTAATCCAATCTGGTCGGTACTGTGCCATATCAATTATCACCTTTCTTTTCCTCTTCATCTGGGAATTTAAACATTTCACGCATGAATTCATCTAGCAGTTGCTTGTTGATATCGGTACTATCGGTACTTTGCTTCGATGTCGCCTTGGAAAGTTCGCCCACGGTGACTTTGATGTCACCATTACCTGAAAGTTCCGAGAGAATCGTGTTGATGTGCTTTTCAACCGCCCACAATTCTTTCAAATTCGACTTTTCGTCGAAGTTGTCTGCATATTTCTTCTCCATTTCGAGAAGAATTTTGTTTTCATGGTTGGCTTCGATTTTCATCGCGTAACACATCAGTTCCGGAATGAAGATTTCATCGTTGAGTTCAAAGTTCCCGAGGACATATCGAATCACATCGGAAATTGCACCCGATTGAAACACCAATTTCGGTACTTTTGAGTTTTTTACCTTGAGATAAAGACCATATCCCTCTTTATCACCAAGGTAATCAACGCCGATTCGCTTTGCCATCAGAGATTCTCGGTGAGAAGTTGTGCCGGGGTGAAGGATCGGACGGACTCGAATCGAAAACTACGCCATCCGTTTGCTTCAACGTCCCAAACACGAGTGTGGTCACGAATATCACCACCATCTTCGGTCAATGTCTGCTGTTCAGGAAGACGATTGGGGTCAAGAGTGCATCGCATCTCTCGAATTTCACCATTTGCCTTTTCAAAAACAACTTTACACACACCACGGTGTAGATTTTCAACAATTTGGACTGGGTTCATCGGTAAATCTCCTGAAGGTTTTCATTTTTGGTAGTCCATCGACCACAACGGTCGCCGATGTAAACTTGACTGTCATCAGTATAGTTCATATATGCGTGTCCGTCAATAGAATTCAGATTAATTTCTTCTGAATCATCGACTTCGGACCATACACCCGGAAGAATCGTCGGGTTGTGGAAAGCATCCATTCGAGTGGACGCATCAACGGACTCGAACCATTCAATGAAGATATCTGGGTCCGACTGTTGTGGGGTCCAGACCCAAGTTCGATATCCAAACTCTTCGTCTACGAGAATTCTAATGTTCTTCTGCATGGTTTCCTCACCAAGTAGCGGTGGTTTTAGTGTTCTTCCAAGATCGACGTACGATCTTCGGGCAGCGATCCTTAGATCCCCAAGTCTTTGCACGATTGGTCGGACGGGCACGATGTCCGTTCCACTTAGTTCCGGGCTTTTCTCTGCGAAACATTTTTAAATTCCTTCTATTACTTATCAATCAATCGAACGCGACGAGGATGGCAGTGATTCCAATCAGAATCGTTGCAACAACAATCCAAATGAGCATCAGTTGCCACAAAATTTCAAGTGTTCTACGAATCATTCAACCGGCATTCCATCAAGAATTTTGTGCATTATGTATTCAGGTACACACTCCTGATATACTTCTTCTTCAGAGATTCTTCCCCATCGACCTTCACCAATACGCTCTTTCCAAATCTCCCGAGCATCGTCAGTCGGCCAACTAACAGGTTGATGAGATTCATCTCCTCGAATGCAACCATCTTCGAGTCGGTCTCCTCGAATCAGTGCTTTCACACACCCAGAATACTGAGTGTCCACCGATTGTGAGGCCACATCGAGAACGTCCGCATGAACCTTCTCAAGAAGAGAAATCATGGAAGTTCCCGAATGTCCAATTTGAAACCGAAGGTAGATCGGGTTGCTGTTCGGTGAACTGTCCCGGAGGACAAGATAATATTCGGACATCAGTTTTCCTCTCCGAGATCTTGAGTCTGCTGGAAGAGTCGGTCGCATTCTTCTGCCAATTCTGCCGACTGCTGGCAATCGAAACACTTGTCCTCGACACCCGCGTGATCTAGTCCGCATTCTGTACATTTGTCCATCAGTTTTCCTCTCCGAGATCCCATGATCCGCCTTTGCGGAAACGATTGTTCATCGGCATCATGTCAGATGCCCACAAATCCAAGTCTTCGATGTTGAAGACAGACGATTGATCCACCTCTTCGATGTCATCGAACGAACCAAGAACCTCACTGTCGGGCCTGTTGATTTGCAACCAATTCACCAGTTCGAGAACCTCTTGGTCGTTGTCGAAGATCGAATCGACTTCTTCCTCGATGACTCGATTGATGATATGGACAAGCGTCCGAGCGAGCATACTGTTCTCATCTGCAAGAAGACTGGTCTGCTCAACGAGTTTTGCGATCATGCGTGCGTGAATGTCTTTCATCCTACGATCTCCAAAGCGAAAATGATAGCAAGCACTAGAACAATTGCCCACTTAAGAAACCAATTACCAGCGTTATAATCCGAATCACTCACCGAAGACACCTCCACACAACCAACAAACAAAAGCGAAAAGAGAACAAACAATAATACCAGTTCCAATCATCAGACGTACCTCATCACCTTGTCAATTTCTTTCTGAGTACACGAAACATTCCATTCGCCTCGTTCCTTCAGAAGATCAATCATCTGCTGCGTGCTTCCGATCTTGTTGTAACCACCGGCGATCATCGCCGTCCACTGCGAACGAACATCTCGCTTGGTGTAGAGCGTCTTGGCAAGGTCTGCACCCTGATGGATTCCATCAATCGGATTCCAATTGGCCGTGTCATGAACATGAATCCGCCACTCCTCGACGATTTTGAAATCCTCCTGATAAATCGCAGGCGTGAAGGTAGCGATCTTACCGAGATCATGAAAAAGATGAACGTGTGCCACTGAGAGTATCCTTTACTATAACAGTGTGACTTTGTGATTCTGACCAAACAAAATTCAAAAAACGATATTGGTAGTTAATCAGGTAAGAACCTGACTGAGAACTGCCGAATCGTTACGATCGAGGAGGACATCGAGGTCCGCGACCTTCTTCACGAAGCAGGCGTTCCGCCCACCAGAACGATTCTGGTACGGATGATCCTTCCACCCAAGAAGAGTATCGAAGTCGTCGCGTCCCAGTCGATCCGCAACACCCTCGTCCTCGAAGTGGTTCTTGTTGTACTGCTTCGAGACGGCACGAACGGCGTCGTTCTCGTCTTCGCCGACGACCGTGAAGGTATCGCCGTACTCGGAGACCGGGAAGCATGAAACGTGGACGGTAAAAACTGAGAGACTCATTGTTCGGTTCCTGTTAGGGAGAGGTTAGGGTCCGGGGACCGTCCCGGATATCCCCTATTATACCAGCGATTCCTGCATCCTGCAAGCCAATCACTGGTTTTCAAGGTTCATAAGTCCTTTGTTTTCAAGCATTTAGGACTTTTTCCTAATTTTCAGGGTTTTTCTCGGATGGGAATTCGCGTCCTTCCCTCGTTACCCCATGCGTCTGAGGTTTTCACCCATTTGAATTTGCGGTCCTTCGCAATATCTCGACGGAGAGTCTTTAGCAATTTGATAGAATCTTCATGCCCACGAATAACAACATCAATTTGATCGACGATATCGTGTGCGTCCATCTTCTTCTCTTCTTTCTCATCCCGTTCGCGTGCGAGATCACCACTTTCATATCGGTCTTTCATATCAGTCCCCAATCTTGAATTCATCGAGGTCACCCTCTTCCAGCTCATCACACTCATCGTAGAGGTTCGAGAGTTTCGTCTCCTGATCCCAGTAACAATTCATGTAGTTCTCGCGTGCCTTTTCGATCGCTTCTTCTCGGGTCATATCAGACATTTCCACACCTCCAGTATTCGTCAGCAAGTTCATATTGAAGTTGACACGCCTCGCGTTCACCTTCGCCCTTCCAGTGTCCGCGTTCCCACTGCCACAGATGTACGCATTCGTGGAAGATCGTAGCGAGCATATCGCGTAGCGACTGGTCAATTGCAACGTCAATTACATAATCCACACCGCCCTGATCCCACTCGTAGCATTGTCCGTAACACTTGAGATCCTTGTACTGCTTGGTGTTCGTGGTGATCGTGATGTCCTCATGTTCACCATCGAATTCGTTGAGTTGCATGTTGTAGCGATTCAGGAACCATCGAATGGCCTCGACGACCACGAGACCCTGATCCTTCGTACAACCCGAAGCGGGATACCTGATAATATAATTCTTCTTCACGTTCTTCATCCGTCTGCGTTCCTTTCGGATTCTTCTCGATCGTAGCAATCCCAACACTTGGGATCAACACCAACATACCGTTCCCCACATTTGGGACATTCTCTCATCGTGCGTTCCTCCGTGCCATTCGCTTCTTCTCCCTGCGAGCGTCGATGCGATCGTCAATCTGGTTAAACATGTTGTAACAAACAAACATGATAAGTGTGAGAGTACCAACAATGATATACGGGGCCAATTCGTTCATAGCCTGTTCCTTTGCGGCGTCGATTGCGTAGTTGCTCATGATGTTGTTGAAGTGTGCCATTATACCCATTTCTCCAGATCCATGCAAGTAGTGCAGAGTTCGTGACCAATAGAGTCACTGGTGATGTAAACCCGATCCTTCACTGCGTAAATCTCGATCGGTGCGAGAGTGCTGTGATTGAAGTATTCGCGGGAGGGAATCCAGTGAATCGGATTCCACCAACGATACTCATCATTTCGGTAGAGAAGTGTGTAGATACCATCAGGCATTAAGTGCGTACTCCGTGATGGTGTACTCTGGTATTCCTTCTGTTGTGGTTGCGTTCCTAATCATGGGAATGATGTCGGATCCGTGAACCTCTTCGAAATCACATTCCTTCGATGTTGACCGCCAGTCGGAACGCATCTCCTCGATGTATTCGTACTTTGACCCCTCCACCCATCTGGATGTTTCCCAGCTCCAGATGAGAACTGTGAACATGAACGGGGATCCCGGTACGACTCGATCCACTGGGAGGCGATACGCGAGGATTCGAGGGCGGCGGGGAGTCCCACCGTAGAGACGCATCTGGTAGTGATACATGTACTCAATTCGCTGTTCGTGTGTGGTGAGAGTGTACGCGAGATCGACGAGACGGAGTTGAACGAATTTCTTCTGCATGAAGGACATTGTACCTGTTTCTAGGAGTCCCGTCAAGGGGACCCATGAAAGTTTTTTTAGGATTCCTGCGGAGGGGACCCATGAAAGTTTTTTTAGGATCCCCGGAAAAAGGGACCCGTAGAATATTTCCGAGAACCGTTGCTAGCAAAATGGGACCCATATGGGACCCAAGTGCTATACACTGTTTTTTTCTGACTACAGTGCCCAATCCTCTGCGATATCTGCTACAATGGTAGACTTCTGAGAAGTGACGCAGTAAAAACAATCACAATCTTCTCGAATGATATCCTGATCCGCACGCGGGTCGGCGTCGAGGGTATCAGCAGCGAAATCGTCGGGGTTCCAGTTGTTCATGTCGTCCTCATCAAAAGAAATATCGAAATCGGGGAGTTCTGGTACGTTCTGCTTCATCAGTTCACCATCCTTCACAGGAGTCATGGCGGGACACGGCGTCCCAAGTTGGTTCGATCGGATCCCATCCGCCGTCGTAATCATCATCGTTCGATTCGGTAGAATCGTACTTAGAATTTTCTCGCTCGACGCATTCGTCAAGGTAATCACCGAGCTGATCCTTCGTGGTGATACCATACTCAGACCAGTGCTTGAGATCGGCAGTGAGGAGGAAACCACCAGACGCCTTCTCATTCAAGGCGTAAATGTAGTCGAGGAGTTCGCGTGCTTCTTTGGTAAAACCCATATGAATATTTCCTTATCAGAAGGGGCAGTCATTGTCGTTACCAGCGGCGACCGTTTCGCCATTGGTTTCATCACGCATCTCAGCGTCGATCTTCTCGTAGAGGGAGCGGAAGGCGTCCTTCGTTTCCTCGTCGAATCGACCGATACCGTAGTCGATCGCCTTGGCCTTGTCCGTGAACATGGCGAACGAAGTGGCGATGATCTCCAGACGGCGCGTCGAGATGATCTCGGAGACCGCGCCTTCCTTGAACGCCTTGCGAGTGATATCTGCCCACTTCACAAGATGTTCTGCAAAATCACCAGACTCGACACCGAGCTTCTTGAAGACCTTCGTAAGAATCTTCTTCTCGGTAGCGACGGAAGGGTAATCCTGCTCCATCGTAATGGCGAAACGATCGAGCATCGCTTCGTTCATAACCTGCGCTCCGGCGAACCGATTGTCCTCGGAACCCTTGCCCTTCGTGTTCGCAGTGGCGACCACGGTGAAACCATCGACAGGCGTCACCCATCGACGCGCCTTCTTGAGATAGAACGGCTTACCTTCGAGAACGGGCTGGAGGCACATCATCAGATGCCCACCCATGTCGATCTCGTCGAGGCACAGAACCGCACCAGTCTCAGCGGCGATGGTCACGGGACCGTCAACCCACACGGTTTCGCCGTCGATGAGGCGGAAACCACCGAGCAGATCGTCTTCGTTCGTCTGCTTCGTGATGTTGAGGCGAACCCAGTTCCGCTTGGCCTTCGCACAAACCTGCTCAACCATCGTGGTCTTGCCATTACCAGACAACCCAGTAATGTAGACCGGGAAGAAGGAATTCGAACGGATGACCGTTTCGAGGTCCTTGAAGTATCCCCACGGAACGTAGGTGTCGCGCTTCGCCGGGATGGTCGCTTCAGTACCGTCACGTTCCACGCTCGAAAGCTTGGCAGACATGGTAGCAGCGACGAGCGGTTCGGTAGCAGCAACGGCGACCGGAGTCGCGGCCGCGGACGCTTCGCCATTCAATTCGGGAATCGAATAGACGCCGTGGCGAATGCGCCGATCGGCGTCCTTCGTGATCCACGGCGGAATCGTGGACCAACCGGCCTCGTGGGCGAAGTCGAGAAGATCGCCGCGAGTAATCGGCGAAACCGCTCCCAGATCATGAATCGCCTCGATAAAGGCGGCCTGGCGGGAGGAGAGATCGTCGATCATGGGAGCATTGCTCAATGTTAGGGTTCCGTTAGGAGACTCAGAAATCTGCGGGAGAATCCCCGCGTATACCATTATACCATATAGAACCGCCTTCGTGGGTACATTTAGTCGATTTTCCCGAAAAAAGGTCATCTTTTTTTAAGTCCTTGTCCCATAAGGACTTACGAACGGGGTGACGTAAGTCCTTGCCCCATAAGGACTTATGTTGATAGCGGGTCCGATAATACCCTTCCCAGAAACGGACCTGCTCCTAAGTCCGGTAATACCAAGGACTTAGACTTTTTTTGAAAAAATCGACTAAATGCGCCCACGAACCCGGTTCTATCGTGTATAATGGTAGGGCGGCATCTCCGCCACCATTCCCTCGGTCCTAACAGGAACCTAACACTTGAACAAGTCACGAATCGACACGCTCGCCAGACTCATGGCCACCGAAGACATCTCCGTCATCCACGATGCAGGAGCCGCTACGGCTTCCTTCTCGATGGATTCGCGTACGCTTACGCTTCCGGTCTGGGAGGAGATGTCGGATTCGCTTTACGATATGCTCGTCGGTCACGAAGTCGCTCACGCCTTGTGGACGCCGTTCGAGAACCGAAAGCAGTTCATGAGCGACATCGAATACGTTGGTGGCAATTTCGATGTTGCTAAGGATTTCATCAACATCGTCGAAGACGCTCGCATCGAGCGAAACATCAAGTCGAAGTATCCCGGCCTCAAGCGTGACTTCGTTGATGGATACAGCGAGATGATCGAACGTGACCTCTTCGGTCTCGATGGACGCAAGGCGAACGACCTCGACTTCATCGACCGTCTCAACATTCACTTCAAGTGTGGCGCACTTGCGGGTGTCGAATTCTCTGCTGAAGAGATGGCATTCGTGAACGCCGTTGAGAAGTGCAACAGTTGGCAGGAAGTTCTCGATGTCGCCAAGTCGCTTTACGAGTACCTGACGCCTAAGGCGAAGAAGCAGGAAGATGGCGAAGGCGAAGATGTCGCGTCCAATCAGGACATGGACGACATGGAAGACGCCGATGGCGAGGGTATGGACACCGAAGCCGGTGACGATCAGTCCGACGACGAAGACGGTGATGGTGACGACACCAATGGTGACGAAGACGGTGAAGAGAAGGACGCCGAAGGTACTTCGGGACAGGGCGACGACGAAGGCGACGACGCTGGTGGTCATGGTACGCAGGCTGGTTCTGGTAACGATACCACTACGGGTCCTGCTGCTCCCGAGACGCAGCGTGCGATGGAAAACAACCTTGAGAACCTCCGAGATGAGGGTGCCGAGGCGTACCACTACGCGGAGATTCCTTCCTTCAACATCGAGAACGGTAGGCGTACCGTTGCTGATCTCAAGGAAATGTACGATTCTACCATGAAGTCCAAGGACAGCGAAGGATACCTTCCTTCTGCCCTTGAAATGGACACGATGCGTAGTGACTACGATACGTTCCGACGCGAGTCTGGTAAGATGGTCGGACAGATGGCGCAGTGGTTCGAGATGAAGAAGCGTGCCGATGAAGATCGCAACACGATGACTTCGCTCACGGGCGAAATCGACCTCGAACGTCTGGTGGACTACAAGTTCAACGATGACATCTTCCTGCGTAACGAGACGACTCCCGAGGGGCAGAACCACGGTATCATCATCACGATGGACTGGTCTGGTTCGATGAGCGGAATGATGGAAGAGACCTGCAAGCAGGCACTTCAGCTCATCTGGTTCTGCGAACGTGTGAACATTCCTTGCGAATTGTACGCATTCACCTCCGTGATCTTCGAGACTGGTGAGGCATGGGGTCGTTCGTGGGACGACGATGTGAACGACAAGGTTAAGGATCGTTGGAACCTCAACGAGAAGACGCTCGAGCCGGACAACCACCTGACCATGCTTCAGTGGTACGATTCCTCGATCAAGGGTAAGGAGCGACTCGAACAGCTCGTTCGATTGTTCCACATCTGTCGATGGTGCGATGGTAACATCCGATTCGGTTCCAACCGCACGCTCGGTCTTGGTGGTACGCCCCTGACCGAATCCATGATGGCGATGGACACGATGATCCCCGACTTCCGTAGTCGCACTGGGGCACAGATCGTCAACCTCTGCGTCCTCTCCGATGGTGAGGGTTCGCGTANCAGCATGTGCAAGGTCGGTACGACGAAAACGTGGGACGATCACATCATCGTCGAAGATCCCAAGTCGCGTGCCCGTGTGGAGTACTGCGGACGATCTGGTGGTGATGGTGCTTCGGTCATTGCAGACATGCTGAAGATTCGTCACGACATCAACTGCATCGGTTTCTACATTGCTGGTGGTAAGGCGAATCGCGTCCCCTACTTCCGCAACCTGAACCAGTGGGATGACAAGGTTGTGCAGGAATGGAAGAAGAACAAGTGTATCTTCTTCCCGCACGGTGGATTCGATGAGTACTTCATCATCAAGTCCCAGAAGGTCGAGACGGACGCTCTCGAAGAGATCGGTGACGATGCTTCCTTCACCAAGATCAAGAACTCGTTCGTCAAGGGTGCGAAGTCACTCAAGACGAGTCGCATGGTCCTCGGTCGAGTCATTGATCTGGTGGCCTGACATGTGTAATCAACAGAAGTTCATTGATTATGTACGTCGCAAGTGTCGTCAACTCAACATACAATTTCGTATAGGAAAAGGTAGAACCGTGAAGGATCCCGATGGTTCAATGGTAGAGGGATACTTCCTTGAACCATGCAAGTTACCGGGAGAACTCGTAGTCGCAAGAAAATGTGAGGACTTCATACTCTGCCTTGCACATGAGTATACACACATGATGCAGTGGTTTAATGAAGACCCCATATATAATTGTAAGGATAGTGAATACTACAAACTAGAGAAGACAACAGAGAGAGATGCTCTCAAACTTCTCAAGGAGTGGAAGATCAATCCGAAACGAGTACGAACGGCAGCGAAGCGATCAAGTAGTTATTTGAAATGGTTAAAGGAGAAGTAGATGCCAATATATGATTACACATGCCACAAGTGTGGTCACACCTACGAAGACATGAACAGCATAGTCGCACGGGATATCCCGTGTGGTTTACCATGTGTAGAGTGCGGGGAGTTAGCAGTGAAGCGTGACATTCCCCTGACGACTATGGGTGCGGATGCTACCCTGAATGCGGACAAGGCAACCGGGGGACGATGGAGTGAACTCGTCGATAAGATGGCGAAGACCACACCCAAGCGATACGATGCTCTCGAACGCAGCAAGTCGTTCAACGGGGGTAAATTAGGACCGCGATGACGCCTTCGAGAGCGCGTTATATACTTTTTTAATGCTTTTTTTAATACCCCATTTTCCAACACGTTTCCCCACACATACCCACAATCACCCATATTGATTCAGTATCCCATGTATCACTACAAAGCACATCTAGAGAGAGTCGTTGATGGTGATACCGTTGATTTCCTTATTGACTTGGGGTTTGACATGCACATAAGGGAAAGAGTACGTCTTAAGGGTATTGATACTCCTGAGATTCGTACTAAGGATCTCCATGAGAAGGAGGAAGGTATGCGTGCAAAAGATTATGTTGAATCATTGTTTGTGAAGCATGGTCCTTCTGTAGAGATTCATACTGAGTATCGTCGTGGTAAGTATGGGCGTACCATTGGTCGTGTCTTCTTTCCGAATGGTGATGACCTTTCAGAAAAATTGCTTGAAGGTGGATACGCGGAAAAATATTTGTAATTGACTTGACAACAGAAAATATGAGTGTATAATTATGTGTAAGACAAAGGGGATAAGGCCCGGTGCAATTCAGCACAGGATAAAGACCCTTTGTGACTAAGGAGATCCGATATGATGGATCATGTTCAATTTGCCCAGTCGGGGGGCGTAGACCTCGACACCGTACCAGCCATGGACCGTAAGGGAATGAAGTTTATTGAACGGAAGGTTATTCCGTTTGATGAGATTCATGTGCCTACGGGCGGTAAGGATCAAAAAGAAAACACAGCGAGGCAGAACAACAACAATCCTCTACACCAGAGTATGTTGCGTGATTCTTTCCTTGGTGGGGTTCGACTTGACCTTCCCGTTCCTGCACTTGTGAAGGTTGCACCGTACGAGGAGAATGGTTCCATTGTGAACTATGAACTCGCATGGGGTAACAACCGCATGGCAGTTCTTCCTCGGATGGACGGCGTGGAGAGTTGGGAGTTTGATGTGTACGAGAACGTGGGAGAAGCGAGTGGATATGATGTCTCTCGTGGTTCCATGAAGGAGAACACCGATCATGCTCCACAACTTCCTGCTACGCATGGCGATCTAGTTGCGTGGCATGTGATGTGGATGGATGCACCACACTACAAGTTCACCGATGAAGTCGATGGAGAATACTTCGTGAATGAAGATAAACTCCATGACTCATTGCTTGACTACGGCGTGATGGATGGACGAATGCGAAACGGTCTTGTTACCAAGATCACGAAGCGTTCTGAAACCCACACCACGGTCAAGAACTATGTTGGTAAGGAACATATCAACTGGATCGAAAAGAACATGCGGGGTATGAATGTAGTTCTGGATGGGCCAGATCGAAACACATTCATCGTGAAGACTGGGACCGACCACCGCACATTGATGGAATTGATGAAGCATTCCAAGTCCAACAGCGATAGGGTTTATGATATTATTCTGAACCCCGTCGTTGGTGGGTCGAAGACTGCACTTCAAGCAAGGGAAGACCTTGTGAAATCCCTCGATGCGTGGTGGGACACCGTGTGCCACTTTGGGAAGGGTGACGCCGAGTATCGACCTTACCGATACACATGGGCGTTGCCGCAGGACCGTGAGACAGAGGACATGAATACACCAATTGATGCCTCGGTCTACGAACCAGTTACGGTCTGACCACACACATCCCAATTTGAATAAATACTCCTGTGACAATTCCGTCATGGGAGTATTTTTTATAGGGAGATTCAATCATGCCACCAGGCGCATCAGCAGACAAAAAAGAAGTTCATACACTCAGTGAGTTAAAACCGGCCGCGATCATGAGCGGTTCCACTGGCGAGAAGCCGGTAGAGACCGAAGATAAACCAGTCGAAGTCGAGTTGAATGAGATTCAATGGAAGTATGAATACAAAGAGTACCCAGCGTTTTATGTTCGCGCCGTGGATGGAGATACAATCGACCTCATACTTGATCTTGGATTTGGTATCAAGAGTAAACAACGAGTACGACTCGAAGGCATCGACGCCCCCGAGATGAAGGGCGATGATCTACTCGCAGGTAAAAACGCCAAGCAATTCGTAGAGAATGCTTTTGAACGCAACGGCAGATGCTGCACGGTTGTGGTGAAGAAAGAAAGTATCTCCGACTACGATCGAGTCATTGGTGATATCATTCTTGAAGACGACGTAAAACTGAGTGAAGCACTCGTCATGTTTGGAAAAGCAAGACGGACATCCTGATAAAACCAAAAACCCCTAGAAAACTAGGGGTTTTTGGCAGTCTTGTTTAAATGTTTAGTTGTCGATCAGGGAGATCCCAAACTTCTACGAATCCAGAGTAAGTCTGTCTTGATTTCCGCAAGGTCTGCTCGGATTTCCATCCTAAACGATTCTGCAATGTCGAGTCGAGCATCAAGGTCAAGAATATCTTTTTCTATTCTCTCTATTTTGGATGATGTCTCTGCATCTTTTACCGCTGCATTCCAAATGAATGAACCAAGAGTCAACGCCCACGCCACTAACATACCAATTACACTCCAATTGGTTTTAGCTTGTGATGTCATTTTTGATACTTACCCTCCATGTTTTAACTTTCATAAGTTATCTATATATAGATGTCTGGGGTATTCGCACTACCCAATATATAGATTCAAATTAAGGTTTTTGTAAAATGAAAACATTTTCCAGCTACATCGCCGAGGACGTTAATTTTCGCCGCAAGGGATGGGTGAATGTAAAAACAGATAAGTTACTCCTCTATCCAATGAGAGGCAGAGGCATCCGTCCGTACCACGACGAGATTGTTGTGAACAACCTATCGAAGTTCGGTGGTAAGATTCTCAAGAAACGATGGGCAGAGTCTTATGGGTTTGAGGAAGGTGATGAAGAAGTCGAAAGCATGTGGAGTGATCTCATGCGTGGTAGAGTAGACAGAGATTCGAACCTCGACAGTCTACTAGCCAGTCTAGGTTGGCATCGGGTTGTCTTCGATGAAGGCATTAGTTCCATCGAGATAAAGGATGGCGGCCCACCAGCAGCACGCAAAGCAGCAAAAACAATCTATAGTAAACTTGACTGGAATAAGCACATCGAGTTCCTAGAAATTTATGAACGTGGGTACAGAAGCGGCGAGGAGATCGAACTCAACACCGAACGAGACTTGGTATCATATATCAAGACAGGAAAACCAGCACCACGGCAGACAGAGATAGGACGCACGATGGCGAGGTTCAGGGAACACATGGAAGAATCATACAAGGGCAACATGCTCATCGGGTGGGTTGATCCGAAGAACAAACTACACCTTCACCCAGAGGGTGGTAGGATGGGCAAGTTTCACACTCAGGTTCTTACCAATATCATGTCGGCAAAAGAGTTCCGCAAGTTCCAACCCGATCGCCGTGGTGAGGGCATCGCTCAGGACATGGTGAAATTTGTGCATAGTGGTGACATGACAGAGAAAGAACTCAAGCACATCATCGACAAGGGTTACGAGATTGATTACAATAGTCTCAAGTCAGGAAGGTCTGATGGTGACTGGGACACCGAAGACAATCTACAGAAGGCAGGATGGGTGAAGATTCGCATAGACAGAGCAGAGCATGGGTTGTCGTCTGTCATGGGATCACCGAAGCGACAACATGCAGCAGCAAAAGTTCTTGATAAGAAACTGGGCGGTTGGGAAGGTCTCAGCACTACCACGTTCTACATCTCCGACAAGGAGAGAATACAAGACAGCAAGACATGGGAAACATACATCAAGACAGGTAGAGTACCAAAGAGAACCGACATTGGTAAAAACATGTCACGGTTCCGAGAAGATGTCAACGAAGCATGGTCAAACAAGTACAAAAGACGAATTGATTGTGCGAATCCACGCGGGTTCTCCCAACGTGCCCACTGCACGGGTCGCAAAAAGAAAACATACGAGGACGCGGGCGGTGTACGCTACGGGTTCAGTGATTTCTTTACGATACAAGTAAAAACATAGGAGAGAGAAATGGCAGAGCCAGAATTCATGGAAGACTTCGATTTCGGTATCGAATTCGCAGATTCAGATGATATCCAAACGCCCGTTGAGGAAGATGTCAACGAGGAAAGAATCGACACGATCGAAGAGAAACTAGACGTTCTTCTCACTCAACTACAGAAGGGTACATCTTCGACAGGTGAACTCGACGAGTATAAAGACATCGTTCGCATTCAGGTGTGCGACAAACTAAAAGAGGTGGAGCGAGTTATCCTACCACTTCTATACAACCTGAAGAAAAATGAGTCGAAGGAATACATATATTGGCCGAACCGAACGGACATACTCGATAAACAAATTCAGAGAGTATTGTCTATCACCCGGAGTCTCGAAGGGGAAATGTGATGGCAGCAGGATCAGGCGCAGGTGCAGCACTTACAAAGATAGCAGAATCAGCACAATGCGTGTTTGCTGCTAATAGGTTCTACGTTTTTAAAAAAGATTTAAATGCAGACAACATCAAGCAAAGTGATCTTAAAAAAGCACTTGCTTATTGTGATGTCGATGATCCCAAAATTATAGACAATATATTTAACCAGTTAGATGCAAAGTGGATTGTTTCACTTTGCATAACAGCAAATAAAATGCACGCTCGGTGTGGTAGGTTAAAGTCATCAAAGAGATATACTTTCCACCGTGGATCTTCATGGGTTGATAATTTTGAGATGCAATATAAAGTATGGAATGCAGAGGCAGATTCATATTTTTCAAACATAAACAAGTACACACCGGCAGACATATGGATGGTCGCATCCAAGATGGAGTCATATAACTTCAGTGACATCACTCACTTCGGACAGGCCAACAAATTTTTGTTTGAAAAATTTGAATCATGCGACATCATTGGCGTCTCACTTAAGAAAACAAGTGTTGGTAAGGTAGAGATGTTTAACAAGCCAGGTGCAAAAAGATATCAGTTTAAATTCACTGGTACTCGACTTAGGCGAGGTGACTTTTTCGACAGCAAAGATGTTTATCTTGAATATGATAAAGGAACTATTCAGTTCAGGTCATTCTCATCCAAGGCACAGGGGTGGCAGGGTGAGGTAAAAGGTAAAGAGGCAGTTGCTGGTAAAGTATCGCTGGGTCCACTTAATGAAATCATTTGGAGGACGCTTCCCGGTAAGAATAAAGACACGGTTGGAATCTCTGACTCGTCTGTTATCGCAGAGGAAGTCAACAAACCAAGAAACCTAACCGAGAAATTCATAAAAGAGTTCTACACTTTATACAAAGGACTCGAAACCGGAACTCCATTATCCAAGGCAGAAATGGCAACTAAACTTCGCCGTCAATCTTCCTCGTGGATATATTCAAAGTATCTGGGAATGGAAGTACTCATGTTGTTTGAAGATCCGTCACTATTGTCCCCCGGTGCAAGAAACAAACTCATATCAGAGATTGTACTATACGCGATGTCAGCATCCCCGATGAGTGCCCCCTTCGTTAAGATATCTTAGATCATAAATAAATAAAAAAGGACTGTCCACATGAACAACCACCAACAATTCCTAGCATCACTAGCGGCCCAGCAGAATATCAATGCACAGGCCGGTCTCGGTGATGACGTTTCCATCAACAAGCACCAATTTGGTGCCAATGTTGATCTTTCTGAGACATATACACTGTTTGTACGCAAGGGAAACAAAGTCGTCGAGTCGATGAAGGTTAACCCCAAGGAAATCGACGACGCAATCAAGTTTGCTAAGGCACAACACAAAGGTCTCAACGTCACCGTAGAGAAGAACGGTAAGGTTGTTCGTGAAGAGTGGGAAGAATACAGTGAACCAGTCAG